TGAGTAACAGTTGAGTAACGCTTGAAATTTTAGAGCGATTTTAAGCGTTTATATAATATATACTATTATATAACTTTACTCATTTTCTTCTATTATTTCATAAGATAATAGCAAATCATCAATTAAATTTCTTACACCCTCCTCGTTATATTCTTTTGGATCAGGAATGACTTCCGCTATCCAGTCAGCGGTCCAAACGTAATCAACACCTTCAGGCCATTTGAAGTCAGGAAATTCTTCCGCCATATCGCATTCATCCCATTGTGCTTTATCCCATTTGCCAATACAATTTGATTGCTGCATTTCACGGTCGTATATCATATCCCATGCTTCCTTATAGCTTTCAGCAGTACCCATTATTTGATGTAAGTTAGATGTGCAATTAATTACTTTTAACATTTTAGGTTCCTCCCCGTATAATCGTTCCATCCCTTGACGAGTTACAAGCCACATTTTACCTGACTTTCTAAACTCACCTTCTAAAAATCCATTCTTTACACGACCTCTACAGTTTTGTTTAAGTGAATCGGCAGTAACATTCCACCGTTCTGCAGCCTCTTGTGTAGTCATTACATCATCTAGTTTCATTATAGTACTCCTGTTATTACTAATAAATTATAGACAGATAATACAAAGGCAATAATACTAATTATTAAAGTTAATCTTGAAATCATATGCCTGCCATTGGTATAATAGTTAGGAAGACTGGGGCTCTTTCGAGCCCCTGTGGTTACTGATTTAATAACTGTTTTATCGCGATTGCTAGTTGGATAAGTGCTGTTATTAGCGGTAGCCACTTTTTTATTTTCTTCCTTTTCAACGGCTTCACCTCCTTCCTTATGTTTATATTATACCCTATATCGTGTATAAAGTCAAGTGTTTATTATGATTTTTACAAACAAAAATAGAGCCTACCAACATAGATTTAATCTAGGTTAGTAGGCTCTTTTATTTATAGTTGCGTGTATCCACCATTACACGCTATGGAGATAATTGGATCACCTCTCTATCGATGAATCACTACTCCGATTACTGCTCCCGCTCCCACCATCTGAGATAGGTTGCGCTGCATCCGTAGTCGTTTGATTGTTTTCTTGTCGTTCTCTATTTGCCCTTTCAATTCGGTCAATGAGTTCTGCATTTCTGACAAGGTAACTTCTTGCTTCATGGATAGCATTTTGGCTTTCATTAATTCTGTTTCCAATGTCGATATTGTATTGTGTGCTTCGTTCAATTCTTCCCTTTGCTTCATGACTAAGGACTGTGCCTCGGTCAATGGAAGACTGGATGTCTCGATTAAGCTTAATGCTTTCTCGTTGTTGCTTTTCAATTCGTTCCACTGTGTTAAGGGAATCGTGATTGTTGCTTCCTGTTGGTTCGTGGAAGATGTACCAGAGGCAAAAGATGGAGAGGAGCACAATAGCACCGATAATATAATAAAGCTTAGGATAGCCAGTAACTGTAGACTTGATTTTTTCATACATATATACCCCCTATATATTACTGCCCCATTGCTGAGCGTAATATTTAGCTTTCATTCGTATTACATCGCCACCACTACCAGGTTCATCACCTTGGGTAACTACCCATAAGTCCCATCGTTCGCATGTAGTCGTTGGACCGTATGGATCATGTGCGTAAAACCCGTCCATGTTATCCGCTGCTTCAGCATGCGTTAACACATTACTGATACTAGCGGGTAGTCCTAGGTCTACGCATAATACTGCAACTACTTGCGCTAGTGCTTCAATTTGTGCCGCAGTCGGTGGATAATCGCCTAAGTCATTTACCCATTGAGCCCCATAGGCGCAATCTAAGGATATACCTATAGCTCTGCCATTACGCATCCATGTGTGGCTTTTGTGGTCTGTCAATTCACCGTCAATGTAAATATTCCCGCCACCATCAATATTGATATGGTAATCGTCAAACTGTTGGTTGTATCGACCTGCAGTCCAGTGTATGTACACTTTATCGATGTAACCTACAGCCCTACTGCAGTAGTCGTTTAAGTCGCTTAAACTAACGTTTATCATCCGCGCTCCCCCTTTCCATCATAGGCGGCCCCTTTTGTTGTTCTTCTAGCTTATCAGGTACACCGTTATTATCCTTATCTATCCAAAGTGCCAAGAACCCTACGAGGGCAGTTAGTACGCTTGGGATAAAGATATGGTCAATAATGTTAATACCTGTGCTAATTAATTTCCCTGTTTCATCGGATACATACCCTGTGGCGAACGCCATTACATATTCGATGACTACTAACAATATAGGTACTAGCATGACGAGGACTAATGCCCTCGTCGCTAATACACCTGTAGGGTGGATGTTAGCCACCCTAACAGATTTAAATACTTTCTTAGCGCTGTCCATGAGCTGAGGTGGTATGATCATGTAATTCCTCCCTTAACTCATTAATTCGCTTTTCCATGGATTCTAGCTTCGTGGTTAACATCATGAAGGTAGCCTCCGATTTTACACGTTCAGCACGTGAGAGTTTCATATCCTCTTTTAACTCATTAAGAGTATCAAAGAGTGTATCCCACTTACTCGTGAAGGATATATTATCCTGTATTCGTTGTGCTTCCAGACGGTCTAATAGAGGTACTATCAGAAGCCGATATCCTGCACCTGCTACGATGCCTACGATAGTTAATGTCGTAAGCAAGTCGTTCAACTCAAACTGCCAAGTCCAGATGAGATATGCACCCCCTTACTCTGTGCTAATGACTAGGTATGGTTTATAAATGGTCCTCGTGGGCGTAAGTGCCACCATTCCATGTAAATTCGAGCCCTTCAAGCGCCAATTGTTGACTTCGTAAACCAGTGTTAACTGTAATAGTGCCTTGCATTCTGTCAGTTTTGAACGAAACATTTTCAGGTTGTTTAACAATAAATGATAGACCATTGTATTTATTTTCTTCAGTGCTATTATCAAGGATTGTTTTCTTAGCATCACTAATAATTTCGAGCACCTCAATATCGGCTTTAGTCCATTTACCTAACCAGTTAAAGTCCCCACCGTTATAACCACTCAAGCGTAACACTAATTTCTTACCGAATTTAGTGAATTTAGCCCCTGTTGCGTCTGTGTAAGCATCATCGACCACAGTAGTCTCAAGACCTTTGATAGAGATAACGCCTACTTCACGGTCTGCAAGGTCAAAGTAGGATACTTTGATATCATCTTCGCCAAACGCTTTGATAGGAACTCGCATGTTATCACTTTCAAATACACGTTTTTCGCCGCCGTTTACAGAAACCTTGAAGTGAGGTTCACCTTTAAGGTCTAAGAATTCTTGACCGGCTACAGGTTGGAAGTATTCGAGTTGTTTGAATTCCACGTGGATAGTATCGCCTAAAATTTCTACTAGCTTAGACAATACGGTGTCTACGCTCGCATCAGGCAAGTACACGTTTTTATTTTTCAAAAGTTCTGCTGCTCGTTCAGCACTACCCGCATCACCTTTAGGGCCTTTTACGCTTTTGAGAAATTCCCCATCTTTCTTTAATATTTGAGCCGTCTCTTCCGCGCTACCTTTATCACCTTTAGGACCACGTAAGCTATCTAACCAGTCTTGTTCAGAACCTTTGAAGCCGTGAGCTACTGCGATAGCATAGGCAGATTTACCCAAGCCCTCCAATAATGGTAATGTTGTTTCTTTGTCAAATTTAAGTGTTAAAGTGTTAGTTGTTTCAGCCATGATAAGTTACCTCCCCTTACTCATGCATAGAAATATCTGGCACGATCGTAATCGTACCTTGACCAATCTTCAGCCAGTGTTCATCGATATAAAGGAACGCGTCGTAGATATAATCGCCACCCTTTATTTTCTTCTCCGCTGACTCTTGGCCAGAAATAAAAAACCTTACCTGTTTTGACTCTACCACAGAATGTAACTCTAATATCATATTGTCATATGGGCGCTTGCGAATTTTACAAGCGCCTTTATATTGACTTAACGTCATATCGCTATCTGGCGGTACAACATAACTGATAGAAAAGTCTTGTCCAGCGTGGAGTGTTAAATCTTGTTCGACCATATGTCCTCCTTTTTATCGTCTAATCTATGGTTTGTAACACTACTTTTTACCAATGACGAGAACGTATAGTTCCCCAAAGGAGATATGTTTATGA